GGTTCGGATCCGCAAAGAGCGCCTTTAAAGCCGCTTCAAAGACCAACATTAGGTCCGCTTGGCTGTTCGCAACACCTGCGGGCGCGTACAGATCGGCAGCGGATTACTCTCAATCTCCAAACGCACCCATTCATCGCGTTCGCGATCCGGGATCATGCGCGCATAAAGCGGCAAGCCCAGGGTGTTGACGGTTTCAAAGGTATCAGCCGGCGCAAAGTAGATCTCAAACAGACCCTCAATCCCTTGCGGGTAGAAGAAGGCCTTATCGGTCGGCACCCCAATGGTGGAATTGCCGCCATATCGGCGGAAGGTAATGCCACCAAACATCACCTCATCCACAACCCGCCCCCGCAACTCACTGGCCGCAGCCGTGTTGAGATAGGTTTCTCGGATTTCCTTATGCGCTACGAGATCAGCAAAGAAAGCCGAGCCACATTCTGCACGCAGTTGCACAGGGCCAACCGCTAAGCCGCCAAGGCTTTCTTCCACGCTCTCAATCAAAGCCTGACATTTCTTACGCAATACGCCCGAGGCAGGCGATTGGTTATCAAGATCAAAGTCGATCTCCGCAGCCGGCGTGATGCCAAACTCATTGGAGAAGTTGATCACTTCCGATCCATCTCGCGGATCTTTCACAACACCTTGGATCGCATTGAGGAGGTGATACTCGAAAGTAGCCTCCGCATCAGATCGCAGACGCCGCATACGGCGCGCCACCTCGGCCTGCGCCTGGCTCGTCACACTCTCCGTACCAAACTCTCGAATGCCCTGGATCTCAGACGCCCAGAGCACATCCTGTTTCTTAAACTGTCGACACACAAAGGCCCGCACCTGGCGGCTCTCTGGGCTTTGTTGATCATAGCCCGATCCCCGTTCCGAGAAGGGAATGAGCGACAAGGTCCCATCACGGCTTTCGATTACAACCGTTCTGGTGCGCACGCCGCGCTCGGCGAAGAGATCCGAACCTGACAAAGTCGCGGGCTTAAAGGGAATGTTCTCAAGCGCACGTGTCAACTCGACAACAGAGAAGGCATCGCCTTCAAAGATATCCATGGTGGCCATCAGCCAACCTCCTAAAATCTGTAAAAAAGGGGAAATAGACAGCGCGCGCCTCAGCGCAGCACGATGCCAAGTGCCATGAGTGCCGTGGTCAACGAGGTCATTTGAGCCTCCGTAATCCCATCTGGAAGGGTCAACTCTGACCGGTTCAAAATCGCAGGACCACGGACAATCACCACAGCTGGTCTGTCCGCATCACTTGCATCCGCTGCCGCCCAGAGAACACCGGCTGCATTTTGAGAGCCATTGGTCGCCCCCGGCGCGAGAGCCGTATATTTGCCACCCGTCGTCACCTTCCCAAGAACAGTCCCCGGTAAAAGTTTTCCGCTGCCCGCAGCCAGGGTCACCGTCTCGCGGGTAAAGTCCCGCAAGACCTCCCAAACCAGAAAGCCACCCGCATGTTGGGTTTCAGATAAAACAGTCATTCTTAAACTCCTTTCTGTCGGAAGGTCCGCGCAATCACATCACCCCAAGGAGACAAACTGCTCCCAGAGCCAGGTTGCGCATGGACCGTGCTCAAACTGGTCGAGGCCTCGACCTTCAAAGACAAAAGTCGGTGCCTGACCGTCTCGATCGAGGCATCCACTTCCAAAAACGCGCCCGCCATCTGCGGAAAGCCTGCCAATTGGCAGAGATCAATCACTGCGCTGGCATGCTCAATCGCGGCCCCGCGCACAGTCTGAGAGGTCTCCTCATCAGAGACTGCGTCAGGTTCAGTATCGGGAGTTTGTTCGGGCTCGCAGGCCTGCTCGGAGGTGGTCAGGTCTTGTTCTACACCCGCATCCGCAGATGCCTGCTCAGGTGTCTCATCTGGACCCTGCTGCACAGCCTCAACCACGGCCTCCGGGGCGTTGCGGAAGCGGCCAATATCAAAGCTGGCCACCAGTTTTACCGCCTCACTCACATGATCGACGAGACCCAAGGCCAAAGCCTCTCCAGCATCCAGCCAGGTTTCCGCGGCCATGAGACCCGCCACGTCTATGTCAGTCTGACCAGACTTCGCCGCGTAGCCCTGAATAAGGCTTGTCTTCACTTTATCTAGGGCAGCGGCCGTAGACCGCATATCCTCTGCCGTTCCCATCACGACACCCGACGGGTCGTGGATCATCAGAAAGGCGTTTTCGGGCATGATGACCTTGTCACCCGCCATCGCGATGTAACTCGCAGCCGAAGCCGCAATCCCATCAATCCAAACTGTGACCGTCCCACTATGTCGCTTCAAAGCATTGTAAATCGCTACCGCATCAAAGACCGATCCACCCGGACTGTTCAGACGAAGATCAATCTCCACCCCGTCCTCCAGCGCACCCAGTTCCGCTAAAAAGCCTTTGGCCGTGACGCCATAAGCACCGATCTCGTCATAGATCAGCACCTCCGCCCCCGAAGATCGGGCACGGATCGTGTACCAACTGTTCATTTGTCTCTCCTGTTAAGATGAGGAGCCTTGAGACCCTGCAGACAGATCATCAGACCCCTGCGTCTCTGGCTTTGAGGCAGGCGTGACCCGCGCTCCTTGTGTTTCTCCAGGGCTCGCACGATAGCTCAGCCCCAATGCGCTCACCCGCGCCATATCGGAGGCGTTTTCGCGGTCGACCTCCTCAATGTCGTACCCCGTTGCCTCGACAACCTTCCGCCGTGAGGTCAGGCCTGCCTCCATCGCCAAGATCTGCGCTTGGATGTCTTTTAAAGGATCTACCCAATCCCAACGGGGCGGGATCCATTGGACAGGCCGCAACTGACCTGTGCTGGCAGATTTCAAAGCGCCCGATAAAACTGCTGTCTCAATCCAACGCTGCCACACAGGTCTGCACAACTGATGTGCCATCACCCCATGTTGCAGCTGCCCAATCCGCCGACGGAACTCCACAAGCTCCGCCCGCAAACTCGAATAGTTCGCCTGACGCACATCCCCCGTCACCAAATGATAGGGCAACCCGAGCGAGGCAGAGACCGCGAGTAACGTGCGATACTGAAAGGCCTCATAGCCGCCGCCCACATCCGCCGGACTGGAGAAGCGCACATCTTCTCCTGGCAATAGGACCTGGAGTGTCCCTGGCTCAAGACTGGCCAAGGCGGCCCCCTCAGGATCCACCTCCCCTTCCCCCATCATCGGATCTTCGGGAGCCGTCTTCGTGATAAACCCCGCAAACATCGCGGCTGTTTTCTTCCGATCCAACTCAGCGTCATCGTATTGGTCTAAGAGAAAGAGCCGCACCATAGCCGGCGCAATATGCGGCAAGCCCCGGATTTGGCCCGCATCAATGGGTCGATAGATATGCAGCACATCCTCTGCCAGCACCCGGGTGGTCCCAGTACTCCCAGGCCCCTGATCCGTTACATCCCCTGGATGGCTGCGCCGGAAGTGATAGGCCACCCGCCGTCCAATCGCATCAAACTCCACTCCACAGCGGATCCGATTTCCATTCGGCGCGGTTTCCGTTTTGTCAAAAGGCAGAAGTTCAGACTGCAACAACTGCAATTGCAGAGGAACAAGCAGCCCATCCTCCACCCGACGCGGCCGTAACCGCACAAAACATTCCCCCGCCACAAACATCTCGCGGGCAATCATCGCCTGCAGGCCATAAAAATCCGTGAGCCCATCCGCATCCGCTTCATCGGTCCAAGCCAGCCAGAGCCTTTGCACCAGATCGCGCAGATCAGGATCGGCAATGAGCGATGATGGTTTAATCCCATCCCCCACCAAATTTGCCGCAAACGCCTCGCAGGCATTGGCCGCATAACCATTGCTCACCACCAATTCTCGAGACCGTGCCAAAAGACGTGGGCCACCACCTGCAACAAGCGCGTTGATATTCTCAAGAGGCGGGTTCCAACCCCGCAAGCGACGCTTCGCCATCGCTCCCTCAAGGCGCGCACGCATGGTGTCCGGGCCGCTCGGGCTCGGCCGGCGGAATTTGTCAAAAAATGCCATGAGACTTAGAGGCCCTTGGTCGCCATCACGCGGACCTGTCGCACCATCCGCCGCCCCTCAGCGGCCGCGATGTCGCGGTCCAAACCCTCAAGCGCACGATCGATTTCAGCAACGGACCGATAGTCAATCGTTTTGCCATCATAACTTACCTTCGCCACACCAGAGGCCCGTTGCGCCAAAAGTGTCTCGCGACGTGCGCGGAGGTCTGTGAGAGAGGTCATAAATTACACCTGTACGCCATTGACCTATGCGTCATTGACGCATAGATAGAAGTATGACTTTAGTTACCGTTGTAGAAATGCCGGAGTTTCAACGCCGAGCACGCGCCCTCATGTCTAAAGCCCACAGGAGCAAGCAATGAGCGAAGCATTCGAAACAATGGGAAAAGGCTTAAAAGAAGCCCTGGCTTTTGCAAAAGGCGAGATCTCTGCCGTTGTTCATGAGATCGAAGTACCGGAGCCAGATGTTCAGAACATTCGTGCCAAAACCGGCCTATCCCAAGCCGAATTTGCCAAAAGTATCGGGGTTAAGAAAGCCACGCTCCTCAATTGGGAGCACCATCGACGGTCTCCAGATGGGCCAGCTCGCGTTCTTCTCGCCCTGATCGCAAAAGATCCCAATATTGTTCAGCGCACCCTAAGCTCCACTCGAGGTTAATCCATATATCGCGACCGCGCGACACGGCGGATCACAGGCTTTTTTGGCTCACTCTGTGGCTGATGCCTGCGCGGTGCAGGGACCGCCTCGACCGCAAACTGTGCGGCCAACTCATCCCAACGTGCCTCTGACCAGCGATCCGCCCCCTGCATCCAAGCCGCCGCCCGCGCATAGATACGACAATCGAGCGCTTCATTACGTTCACGTAGCTTTTGCCATTCGAGTTTTGCAAATCCACGCTTATTCTTGACCGTGACCAACTGCTCAGCCGTCAGCTGCTTAAGCCACTCGGCATCAACCCAGCCCGGCAGATGAAGAAAGCCGGGAAGAAACTTCTCCCCTTCCGCCGGGCTGGAGATTTCCGGCGGATCAAGCCGCAGGAACCGATAGGTTTCAGCCTTGAAGGTCGATGTTGCGATGGTCCAAAGACGCGCACCACGACGCAAACGCTTGCCGCCGATTGTGGCATCAACATATGTCGGGCCTGTGACCGGACTTGCTCGATTGAACCCCTCAAGACCCTTGATAGGAGCCACTTGACCAAAGCCAACTTGGCGGGCCCAGGCGTATACGGCCGATGTCTCATAGCCGGTATCAATCGCGAGCTTTGAGACGGTCATCTGTGCGCCGCTAGCATGCTCCCAACTGCGCCCCAAAATCTCAGACAGGCCTTGCCAACAAGCCTGATCTCCTGGACCACCCTCAATCACGATGTGATCGATGAGCCAGCTTTGAAGCCCCTTCCCCCAAGCCCAGACATCAACCTCGATCCGGTCCTTCTGAACGTCTGCGCCTGCTGTCAGAAAGAGCCCGCCCGCCGGAACCATGCCCGCGCGCCAATCTTCTTTGAGCCCCTGCAAGCGTTGCCAGTCCGGCGCTTCACCGCTTTCCATCCAGGTCTCGCCAAGAGACGTGTTCACGAAGGTCTTCATCGTCTCATCCCCACCAGCACGTGCCGACAGGAACGCCTTAGCCATGGCCTCAAGCCGCACCCAAGGGGAGTAGATTTCGTTGAGATGGAAGCCCGCCGTCCCGTTGAAGGGTGCCTCCGCGATCCAGCGACCTTTGGAGACCGCCGCCCACCGGGTCTCATCGCTCCAAGCAACCTCGCACTCGGCACAGTGATAGCGCGCGGTGTCGGGGCGGTGGCCACCGGTCTCGTCTTTATCCCATTTGACCTGCCCCCAGGTCAGTATTTGTTCATGCCCGCAGTCCGGGCATGACACCCAGAACCGGCGCTGATCACTTTCCTCAAACGCAGCCTCGATCCGGCTGGCCCCCTTATTCGTCGGCGTCGAGACCAGAACGATCTTGCGGTTCCAGAAGGTCACCGTCCGCTTCTTAGCCAAGTTCACCGGATCGCCTTCGGCGCCGGCGCTGAATGGATAGCGATCAACCTCGTCGCAAAGGAGCAATCGGATCGGTCGGCTTGCAAGGCCAGAGGGCGCATTCGCCCCCACAATCGTTAGGTGCCCGCCTGGAAACCGCTTATGCAGGATCTTGTTGTTCCCATCCCGCGACTTCGGGTTGGCGATCTTATCCTGCAAACAGGGTGTATCCCGCGCCATCGGTGAGAAGCGGTCTTTTGACCAAGTCTCAGCGTCTCGCTCGGTGGGCATCACCACCATGATCGGCGCTGGGTCTTGGTCGATGTGGTAGGCGACGCAATTATTTACAACTTCGGTCTTACCCACCTGTGAACTGGACATGATCACAACGGTCTCAGTGGAGGCATCCGAGATCGCCTCCATAATGCCGCGCTGGTATTCCGCGCGGCTCGTGCGCCACTGGCCAGGCTCGGCGCTGGCCTCCGAACTCAATCGCCTGTTTTGATCCGCCCAATCACTGATCGTCAGATCGGGTGGCGGTTTCAGCACCGTGAGGGCCTTCGCCACCGTCCGCTTCAGGATCGGAGAGCCCGTCAATCTCAGGGTCGGTTTCGAAGTCAATGTCTGGCTCTGCGAGATCATCAAGCACCTCGCGGATGGCCGTGCGGATCAGGGTCCGAGTATCTCCGACGGTGGGTTGGTCAAAAGCTTGTGGCGCCAGCCTGTCCGGCAACGCCAGCATGCGTGTTCTAAGGAGTGCTAGGACCGCAATCCAAGCCGCTTCAATTTGGTCCGCCGCGATCAGCGCGCGACGTTTTTCTTGGGCTTCCATCTCAGCAAGATCGGCCCGCGCCCGAATGAACCGCGCACGTTCCGCAGCATAATCTGGTGCGCCCGACTGTGCCTTTTGCGCCTGGTCCCGCAAGTATCGCACGTAGCCACGCACGGACCCGATCAAGTCATACTGGCCCCGCTCCGCTTTGGGGATCACCCCTTCCCGGCTCAACTGCTGAACCCGCCGTTCCGAAAGATCCAGGAGACGCGCGATCACCCCAATCGGCTGGGTGGCTGAGGACATGAGTTGACCCTTAGATACATTGAAAAAGAGGTCGAATTGACTGGATGGCGAGCCCCTAAAGAGCGAAGCTCACATCAACACACCAACACCCCTTGGATAAAACCAATGACCCTCGCCCAACGTTACAACGCAGAAGTCAGGCGCCTCCTTCCCCACTTCGCAAAAGACTTGAGTGTTGACCCAGCCCTAACGTCGGCCTCTCAGATCGACGAGTTCGTGTTTCGCCAGAGCGAGTACTTGGGCGGAATGGCAACAGCGATCTTGGCGATGATCACTCAAGACCCTGCCTGAGGTCTCAGCCCCAAGGGCCCCGGTCAGCACTGTCTGTCTTACGGCTCACCCTCGGCATTGCGAATGAAGAAGGGCGCACGCCATTGCGTGCCATGTCTTCTAACGCCGCTACTCGGTTTGCTGTTTTGGGGTGGGTGGCAAAGAGGTTGTCGTGTCCATGCGCATGCAGTGGATTAATGATAAACATATGGGCCGTCGCCGGATTACGCTCCGCAATATGATTGTCTACTCGCGACGCCACAGTTTCCAACCGCCGCAGGGCCGATGCTAACCACAGAGGATTACCGCAGATTTCTGCACCAAGTCGGTCCGCTTCATATTCGCGTGTTCGGCTGATCGCCATCTGAACAAGGCTGGCCGCTAAGGGGGCCAAGATCATCATAGCCAAGGTTCCCACGATCCCCATTTGTCGATCTCGGTTGCCACCAAAGAAAAGCGCGAAGTTTGCAAGCATCGAGATCGCACCCGCGAAGGTCGCTGTGATCGTCATGATCAACGTGTCCCGATGTTTGATATGTGCCAACTCATGCGCAATCACCCCTGCCAACTCTTCACGGGTCATGGACTTGAGCAAACCCGTCGTCACAGCAACGGCCGCATGCTCTGGATCACGGCCAGTCGCAAACGCATTTGGTTGATCCGTTGTCATCACATAAACACGCGGCACTGGCATCTGGGCACGACGTGATAAATCTTCAACGAGATCCTGTAACTCATGCGATCCAGGCGGTAGCGGTTGCGCCCCATGCATACGCAGAACCATGCGATCAGAGTTCCACCAAGTCACAAGGTTCATCACCCCAGCAGCAATCAGCGCAAAGACCGCACCCCCGGTCCCACCAAGCAAACCGCCAAGGCCAACAAACAAGGCCGTCATCGCGGCCATCAAAAGCGCTGTTCTGAAGAAAGGCGTCATGCAGGAACCCTAAGTGTTGGCGTCCTCCAAAATATGGGGAGGCTCCTCATCGCAAACAAGCCATTTTGGCCAGCTTGTCGAGGCCACAACCCTATCGATTGTCTTTCAAATTATTGAACCGCTCCCCAGAGGTCTCCAGCACCGCCTCCTGCCCTGTAAATTTTTGCCACCGCTCTACAGCGACATCCACGTAGGCCGGGTTTAGTTCAATACCGAGGCAGACACGTCCGGTGCTTTCGGCTGCAATAAGGGTCGTCCCCGATCCCATGAACGGCTCGTAAACAGCCTGACCCGGGTTTGAGTTGTTCAGGATCGGCCGTCGCATACACTCCACCGGCTTTTGCGTGCCGTGGACGGTCTTTTCGTCCTGGTCCTTATTGGCGATATGCCAAAGCGTTGTCTGCTTTCGATCACCCGCCCAATGGCCTTTGCCCGACTTTTTAACAGCGTACCACGCCGGTTCATGCTGCCAGTGATAATCGCCTCGGCTCAGAACCAAGCGTTCCTTGGCCCAAATGATCTGGGATCGAATGGTAAATCCGCAGGCCTCTAAGCTCTCAGCCACCGTCGCCGCATGCAGAGCACCATGCCAAACATAAGCAACATCTCCCGGAAACAGTGCCCATGCCTCGCGCCAATCCGCGCGGTCGTCGTTCAACACCTTGCCCGTGCGCTTGGTCTTGGCAGCGCCCATTTCGTTACGCCAACCTGGATCATACTCCACACCGTACGGTGGATCTGTTGCCATAAGGAGGGGCGTGATCCCGCCTAAAACGCGCTCGACGTCTGTGGCGACAGTACTGTCTCCACAAAGTAATCGATGGTGCCCCAAGATCCACAAGTCGCCCGGCCGGCTCACAGGATCCTCGGGCGTATCTGGGATCTCATCTTCATTATCTTGTGGCCCCGATCCCTCCTCGATGCTTGTCATCAAGGCGCTGAGTTCATCGTCGGTGAAGCCGGTCAGCCCAAGATCAAAATCAGCCTCAAGCAGATCCGCCAATTCGAGATTCAGGAGGTCTTTGTCCCACTCAGCGTTTTCGCCAGAGCGGTTATCCATAATCCGGAACGCCCGCGCCTGATTGGCCGTCAGTCCCTTCGCGACATGGACTGGCGCGGTCTTGAACCCGAGTTTCCGAGCCGCTTCCAGTCGAGTGTGACCGGCCAAGACAATCCTGTCCTCATCGACAACAATTGGCTGACGCCAGCCGAACTCTTGGATCGAAGCCGCAACAGTGGCCACCGCCTCCGCATTATTTCGCGGGTTGCGCGCATAAGGAATGATCTGCTCAAGCGGCAGGTCGATCACATCCATTATTTCTTCCTTGGAGATCACAGAGCCGATCAAACGGACCGGCAAACCGAAATGGGGTCCGAACCCCGTTTCGGTTCAGACAGCAAAGTCAAAGCCCTCAGGCCTTTATTTTCTTGGAGGTCGCGTGAAAGCGAAACGAAATGGGTATTTCTCAGGGTGTCACTGGGAAACCCTCGAGCCTCGCCCCCCCGAACCCCTTGATAAACAGGAGGGACCCGAACAAATTCAATGGGTTAGCGTATGGCTAAAATCTAAGTGAGCCAGTTTTTTCAACTCAAGCGCCACCCATTCACACCCAAATCAAAACACACATCACGCCAATCTCACCGCGACGCAGAAAGATCATCTTATGGATTTGCTACAGCCTTGAGAGAGATCTGTCACGGACTTCAGTGTCTCACCAAAAAATGTCTCGCGAGTGCGGTACGGCTTGACAGGTCGGATCCAGTTTAGCCTGCGATCGATATCATCGTGTTGTACAACCAACGCGCAAAATCAGCCTCGGACAGGACATCAGATGCCAGGTCTTCCATCGCTCGAACGCCCTCAATCGGATCCGGCCGCAATCCGAACCCATTGAGGCGCAAGAACGTCGCCGCAGTCACAAAAGCCGTGCGCTTGTTGCCATCAACAAACGCATGCGCCTTGGCGATCCCATAAGCGTAAGCCGCAGCGAGTTCCTCCAAGCGCGGCTCACCGTAGTGTGCTTTATTGCGTGGCCGCTCGAGAGCGCCCTCCAGCAAGCCCATATCGCGCAAACCGGAAGCACCCCCATGACGCGCAATTTGCCTGTCATGAATGATCATTACCGCCTGCTGCGGCACCCAAACAAACTGGCTCATGCAAGGGCCTGCAGCATGTCCCGGTTTTCATCCATGACGATTTGTGCAGCAGCAAGAGCGGCCGCCAGTTCTGGGTTTTGCGGCGTCATTTTCAGACTGCCGTCATCCCCACGAACAAAATAAACCGTATCGCCCTCACGCGCATCAAGGGCTGCAAGCATCTCAGCCGATAGGGTCACAACGGCTGAATTGCCCACTTTGCGAATCCGTGTCTCAAACATGCTTGCCTCCAATTGGTTATACATCCGTATATACCATCATAGATTTCGATGCGTCAAGAAAAGGTGCCGTGCCACCACAGCACGGCACAGAGCTCACGACACCTGGGCGATCACAAAATCCATCGATCGCTTTTGCGGCACAACCCGGCCATTCAGATGCAGGGCAATAACCGCGAGGCCGAACTCAAAGCGCCGATTGGCTGTTGCTCGGCTTACCCCATGCTCCCAGCAGATCCCCTTCCAAGGTTTGCGATTGGCACGTGCCCAAAGCACTTGGCCGATGTCTTTTTCCACCCACCGCAACCACAGCATTGCCTCATCGGCCTCCGTGATCATCCGCGCCGAGGGGAGAGGGCGTCGGCTGCGAGGTTCTTGGCCAACCTGATCGGCCCAGGTGCTGAGATAGACTGGCCAGGAGTTAAAATACCCCTGCGGTTTGACGTCTGGTGCGGACTTCATAACATCGGCGGCCAGCTCAAGCCGATCAGCCACACGAGCGCGGCTCCAGGGCTTATCCATGCCGACCCTCCCCACCCCCCGGCAATTTGCCGTAGAGTTTTTCTCCGAGCTGACGAACCATCTCGCGCTCAGGCCAGGTGAGACGGTGATCTTCGAGCGAGACTGCGAGAACATGTTGATCACGCCACCCATCGCGTTTGACTTCATCCGGCGTTCGTCTGTTGCCACCGTAGCCCTTGGGAGTGAACCGCATACCCATCAGCGGAGCCCTCCGCCGGTTTCCAGCGCCCAATGTAGGATCGCGATCGCATCGGCCTCGTTGTCATCCGCCGGGTTATACCCCCGCGCCTGCGCTGCAGCGATCATAGCCTCTTTGGGTGCATTTCCGCGGCCAGTGGCATGACGTTTGATGGTTCCCACAGGGACGCCCTGATAAGGTACGCCGCGCAGCTCAGCCCAGGTCTCAAGCGTCGCCATAAGACCCCCATAGACATGGGCTGCGTCTGTCCCACGATGTCGGCGCACCTCTTCAAAATAGATCGCCTCAATTGGCCCTGAGAGCCGATCCAACTCCGTAAGCCAGTTGGTAAAGCGCAGATAACGCATCCCACCGCCATCATAGCGTCCAGGTTTAAAGCTAACCGTGCCGCTGGTGATCAGACCATCAAAGCCGCGCAGAGCCCAGCCGGTTGTGGTGCCGAGATCGAGCGCCAGATTGCAGCGCGGGTGTTCGTTGTATTGGGCCATAGAGACCTCCTCTTCGTTGTCGCGAGCGCGGCGAGAAGGCTGGCCGATGAAGGCTGCGGTCTCGCCAGGCCCAGAAGGGTGGTCTGGTCAGGTGATATACGGGGCGAGCGTGCCGCCCGGCTGATTTTTCTAGAATTTCAATAGACGAGAATGAAGCTTTACCCAAGCTAACCCATTGGCGTGTCTGTATAATATATATAATTCATATTATTATATTATTATAGAAGGTAGTCATTCTTTTATTAAACCGCGCGCGCGTACACGCGTAGGGGAATAGGTGTCCTCTTGAAAGATTGAAGAAGGTGATCAATCTCACTTTGTCCATATTTTCCAATACATTACACCCCATCAAAGTTCCTTCTGCATGATTTTACGGCCTGAAGCATCTCGCCAACGGCCACCCCAATGGGCCATGCGATAGACCATCGCCTGCCTTGTTGGTGACCCGCGCATACCTGTGGTGATGTCCCCACTCTCGATCAGGGTGAGCAGGATCTCGTCTCGGTCACGGGATTTCAACCACTGTGAAGATCGAGTGATCTCGGATTTAGAGATCCCCTTGGCCCCTGAGGCGCGGATGATCTCCTTGAGCCGCTTCAGATGCGCTTCCGTCTCTGTATCTGCCACATGGCGCTCGACCGCCTCCATCGTGCGCTGTGCATAGTGCCGCACGAAGGAGATAGCCCAGTCCGCCGTGAAGAGATCAATCTCGGGACTTACAGGGCTACGCCCCACCGCAACGATCAGCGCGAGCTTCAAAGCGTTTTCCCCGATGCGGGCGAGAATGGCTGTGAAGGCCGTACCAGCCGCAGCCCGCAATTCCTCCGTCAAGGCAACACTGAGCCCACGGAACCGAGCCCGAGCCTCCTCGGTCATCGGCACAATCATTGGGTTCACGGCCGTATTCTGATCCGCGGTCTTGCCCATCAGGTTGCCAGTTTTACCCCCTCCCGCCGCGGCGATGAGTTGTAGGCCATTGATCAGCGCGGTTGGCGCCTGGCGGATACCGACGGTGATATTTTCATCGGGGTAATCCTCATCGCTTGGCAAGATCAGGAAACGCGCAAGCGAGCCGTCGACAACGTTCGCCCCTTGCAGTGCGCCCCAGAAGTGCAAAGGCGTCGTGGTGCCATAGACACATAGGCAAGGCTGGTTGATGTCGCGCCTCTCGTTCGACCCATCCCGGTTTGCGTATTCGGCGCCGAGAAAGACGCCGCCCGCCGAGGTGTAGAGCTCAGTCATATTATCGAGGATTTCCGTGATGTGGCGTGGACTGCGCTTGCGATCCGCCGCAGCCGACAAAAACATTCCAAATTCGTCGATCTGAAAGAGGGTCGCGGGTTGACGATGCAGAGCGGTCAAAAGCCCGGCACCAGAGGCGATCTTGTTACCTCCAAGGTGATGGGCGAGCCCTGCCTCAAAGAAGGTCTCGTTGATAATTTCTCGGGCATGGTTTTTACCCGAGCCACTGTCGGCGATGCCCACGACATAGAGGTTCGAGCGCAGGTTGCTCTCGGTGCGATAGTTCCGCCCCATCAAAGCACCAATCGCGCAAAGGCTGGCCCCCAGTGAGAGGAGCGGCTGGGGGCGCCGGGCCGTGGCCAACATGTAGCCCGTCAAGTCGCCCACCAGACCGTCAGGAAGGGTCAAGGAGAACGTAGTGGCATCGAGCTTGGCCTCCGTGGCGGACTGAGCATCAAGACGCGCCAGAAGTCCCGCCGCGGGGTGATCGTCACCTTCTACAAGGCTGCCGTCCAAACGCAGATCTGCCTCCGGCTGCCAGCCACGTACCATAGCAAGATGATAGATCGTGCCCGCCCCAATCCGGTCGGGCTTGAAGCTCTCCCATGCCCTCAACGTGGTGGCGGGCACATCCTTCGCCGCCTGCGCAGACCAATCGGCAAAAAGATCCGACCCCGCCGCGCCAAGTGCGCCCTTCAACGCCATACCCACCCGCATCCAGCTGTCATAATCAAGCTCTGCGTTGGGCAGCCAAGCGAGCGCCGCCTCAATGGCAGGCAAGGTACCGATCTGACTGTGGCTGCGCAGATGCTCAGCCTCGACCGCCTGACCCGCCAGCCCGCGCTGACGCAAAGATTCTGGCAGCAATGCGTAGGCCTCCTCGAGGAAGGCGCTGGCAGCCTCTGCGGTGATTTCTGGCAGGTCGGTGATGTCGATGTCCGCGAGATCCTCCTCAGGCCAGGCATAGGGTGCACCGGTGTCCGGATGATTGGCATAGGCGACGAACTGTTGCCCAAGACACAAGACCTCCAGCGGGTGGCGCTTGATGCCCCGAAACGGTGTTGCCGTGCGATAGACGAGCATACGTTTTGGCGCCCGGCCAATGCGCAACGCAGGCGTATCTCCAAGACGCTCACGGGCCAGCTGTTCGATCCGCAGAGCGAGCTCGGCATCCTCTTTGATGTCGATATCAACAGCCGCCACAGACCCGCCCACGATGCCCACACCGCAGTCTGGCCAGCTGGCCCATGTGGTAACCTCAACCTCAGTCGTGCCGCGCTCTGCGTGGCGGTTCCATTCGGGATAATCCACCCAAACTCCACGCTGATAGCGGCCTGGCTTTTTCGTACCCGGACCGATCGGCAGGATGGCATATCCATTGGTGATGAGACGCGCGCCAAAACGCGCCATGAAGGATGTTTGGGTCATCAGAAAGTCACCTCAGGGGTCATGGGCGCAAAGCCTGTGCGGTCTTGGCCCGCCAGCGCGCGTAAGTGGTCGCAATATCCGGTGATCACCGCGTCGAGAAAGCGATCCCACTCAGTCTCCGTCAGGGTGGCGAGATCGGATTTTCCGATCCTCTCGAGATAGTCTCCCCCCAGTTGGCCGCCGACGGTCATCGCCTGCATTTCATTCGAAGTCGTATCAATCATGCCCGACCTCCCGTGGCAGATGTCTTGGCAGGTAAGGCTGCAGAGGTGCTGGCGACTGGTGTCGCGGCGCGGGTCGCAGACGCCAAAGGCGCGGTCGAACCACCCAAACCCACGAGGTTGCCTGTGGCAGACGGCGCAGAGGCCGGGATCGGATGAGAACATGGATCAAACCTATAGCCAGAGATTTCGACATAGCGGCCAATGGGCCGCAGAGAGATTGTGCTCGGCCGCATAAGCTGACCGACCTGCAAAAGAGCCTCATCCACACTGAGCGGCACAGGACACCGCGGCGCACGCTTGCGCCACCAGTCAGCAGCCTTCCGGCGCGCATAGCCCTTGTGCTCAAGACAAACCCATTCGCTGTAAGTTTTAAGGCCGCAGCTGTAGGTCACTTTGAGCGATGGCGGCCCGCCTCGTTTGTCGTGGCGGCTGTAGGCCACACCGTGGACGGCGAGCCATTCTTGTTTTGGCGACAGGACCGGCAGCACAGCCGCCGTTGGCGCGATCTTAACCTCACGCTCTGGAAGGACATGGCCGCAATCCGGACAGTCCATGGCAGAGAGCGCTATGATGCTGTCGCACTTTGGGCAGACCTTTGTTGGCGCCTCCCCTCCACCGCCCTCTCTGGCACGTTTGGGACGCACAAGATCGATCGGACCGTGACGTTGGACATTGCCCGCAAAGTCAAGAACAAGGCAGTTCTCTTTGCCTGGCGCGAGACGCGTGCCTCGTCCCACCATTTGAACATAGAGCCCCGCAGACTTAGTGGGGCGCAGGAGTGCAATCAGATCCACAGCCGGCGCATTAAACCCGGTGGTCAGCACACCCATTGAGGAAAGCGCGCGGATCTCTCCCCGCTTGAAGGCGGCAATAATGGCGTCCCGCTCGTCCTTCGGCGTGTCGCCAAAGATCGTACGGCAGGTGATACCCCGACGCTCAAATTCCTCGGCGACATGGCAGGCATGATCCACGCCCGAACAGAAGGCGAGCCAGGACTTACGATCACGCCCCTGTTCCATGATTTCGCTGACCGCAGCGCGGGTGATGGCGGTTTGATCGACCGCTGCCGCCAAATCGCGCTGAATATAATCGCCCGCGCGGGTGCCAACCCTTGAGACATCTAATCGCGTGGCAGGTTGTTTTGACACGAGCGGGCACAGATACCCAGCATCCATCAAATCCCGCACCGGCGCCTCGAAGGCGATATCCGTAAAAAGCGCGTTCTTACCTTCGTGCAACATGCCGCTGTCGACACGGAACGGCGTGGCGGTCAGGCCGATCACTTTAAGCGCCGGATTGATCTCCTTGAGCGCCTCAAGGAAGCGCCGATACATCGTGCTCGATGTGCCTGGAATGAGATGCGCCTCGTCGATCAACACCAAATCCGTGTGACCAATCTCAGCCGCGCGGCGGTGGATCGACTGGATACCTGCAAAGAGGATCTGCGCCCGCGCCTCGCGTTTGCCCAAGCCCGCTGAGTAAATACCGGCAGGTGCCTCTGGCCAGAGCCCAATCATCTCAGCATGGTTCTGGGCAATCAGCTCACGCACATGGGTCACAACCAAAATACGCTGATCAGGCCAGGCCTTTAGAACGCTCTCAATGAAAGATGCGGCCACGAGCGATTTTCCCGCCGCTGTTGGAAGGATTACGATCGGGTTACCTGTGTTTTCTCGGAAATAACCGTAGATCGCGCTGATCGCGGCCTGTTGATAGGGACGCAGGGTCAGCATGGCGCAGCCTCCGAGTGGCGAGCGTCATTTGCCCAAGTCGAGCCATCGGCCATACGGTAGGTGACAACATCGTCTTCCGCATCGATGACCTCACCCGGGACAAGATCGGGGATGAAGAGATGGCGCATGCAGGCCGCGCGCTGTTCAAGCGCTGACAGCATCCGGTCATGGCGTGCACAATGCCATCCACCTTCAATCGGGGTGGAATGCAGACAGGATCGGCAATTGACCGCGGCGCCACCACCTTCGTGACAGAGGGCGTGATGATTGCAGAACCGACACTCAAATCAGACCGGGTCCTCGCTGATCCGCATGGGTGGCTGCTGGGCGAAGATGATGCGCCCAGCTTTCTCGAGGAGGCGTTCGGCCATTGCGCTGTCGGCCTCAATGCGCTCGATATGCAACGCATCACTGTCCTTGCAGACCGCCACATAGAGCGCGCGGGTGATGCCCGTCAGATGCATGTAGATCTGCATTTGGGCTGCGTGCTGTGGTTTGGCCACGACCACACCCTTGGCGCTCAGCTCCTTGAAGCTCTTGAGCCCATGCGTTTTGAACTCCAGCACATGCCAGGTCTTCGGCGCCTCAAGAAGGCCAGTGGCCACCCCATCGAGCGAGCCACCAAAATGCCCGCCATGAGCCTCAACCCGGAACTGGCGACCGGTTTCAGGATCGACCTCGAGTACCGTTGCCCCGGTGGCGCGCAGATTGCGCACGAGACGGTCCTCTTCCAGCTGGCCGGTCTCAAAAAGGCGCAACAGACGGCCAGAATGGCGCGAGGGTGTCACCCAGCGGAAATCGTACCAGAGCGCACGGGCGCAAGACTTACCAATAATCGAGGCCCCAAGGTGATCGCGGAACCCATCGCCCTGGCGGGCCTCATAATCAGCATAAATCGCGGCCAGCGTCGGTGTGGGGGCTTCGGGTAGCTCAGCCATCACAACCCCTCCCCTTTGGCTCTCTCTCGAGCCTCGGCCAAAATGTTGTCCCAGGTCTCAGGGTCATGGCGGTCGCGCAGCACGCCAATCAGCGCGTCTTTAAACGTTTCGCGTCGGCGTCGGCCTGTGCCTTGCGCCAAAAGCTCAGCCCGCTCACGGCTCAAATGCCGAAGTGCGGTACGCGCACGGTGGAACCAGTCTGGATCGATAGGCTTTTGGCCACGCTGCCGTGCCAAATCGGCCGTCGCGATCTGGGTACGGATCTTGGAAATGGCATCATCAAGTTCGATCAATCGGCCTTGAGCATCAGACAAGCCGGGGCCGATCGCGGCCAGAGAAGCCGCGTTGGTCATGTCAGTCATTAAACTATCCTCAAATGGGGTCCTGCGCTGCCCCGTCACGCGAGGCGCAAGGCAGCGCGATGGATCAGCCCTTCTTGTTCCAGGGTGCCGCGGCCATTTTCGGGGGCGCTGAAGACACAGACGGTGACGCAGCAGTGCGAGCTGCCGAGGTCGCCCCCTTGTCAGGCGGCAAATAGGCAATCGCGTTGCTCTCACCGTAGCCGTTCTTGGGTGGCCTAATTTTGACCTGGATCGTCATCGGAATGAGGTGCAGCTCCTCACTGTCACTGACATGCATCCGCCCCGTGGCATGGCAGATGGCCGAGAGCGTGCGCTGCGCGATTTCCACAGTGGTCGGGTTCGGGTTCACCAAGTTCAGTTGATCGAAGATTTTCCGACCCTGTTGCTCCCCCTCAAGAATATCAATCATCAGCCACAAGAACTGACCCATACCGTTCTTGGTGACGCGCATTTCACTTTCAACGATCTGGGCGCGATAGGTGCCGGCCGGCAGAAGCTCATAAGCGGTGGTGGGCTCAATGCTGGTCGCATCAAAGGACGTATCGAAACGTGCCATGGTTTTATCCTTTCAAAGTAATCATTCAGGTTGGGGCATGGCTGCGAGGAACTCTGACCACTCAAGCGGCAGGGTGTCCGGCAGGCCGTAACGGTTCTTGGCAAGGTATGCGGGGCGCTCTTCGGTGTGCATGACACGCGCGCCGGACCCGAGCGCCCGAGTCACCTTCTTGTTGAAGCCAACGTCGGATTTGGCGACCGAGATCTGGTAATTGGCGAAGAGCACGACGTCCGAATGCTCCTGCAAAAGCGCCGAAGCACGGGTCTGCAGCTTGATCACATAGCGATCGTAGGGCTCGTGCTCGGGACTGTCGAAGCGCTTGATGTCGGTATGGGCGATCTGGATGACCACCATGCCTTTCTGGTCCCGAAGCGCGTTCAGCTTATCGAGATAGTCCCGCCAAACCGTCAGGGCCTCAGCATAACCCTTGCCAAACCCCGGCGCCTCGATGTTGACCCAAGAATTGCGCCGACAAGCCTCAGCCCAGATCAGAGGCTCCAGCCAGTCAACGCTATCGATGACCACCGTGCCAAAGTCATGGTCTTCCATCAGGAGCGCATCGAGGGCTTCCGCCACTTCTGCATAGCTCGTCGCCAGCGGAAAATGCGGCACCTGAAGCTTCCCAAGGCCATCCTCGGTCATAACAAATACCGGCCGGTCAGAGGCCGCCGCAAAGGTCGACTTACCGACGCCCGCGACACCGTGGATCAAGATGCGCGGCGGGGTCAGCGTGACCGCAGAGCGCAGAGATGCGAGAGAGATCGCCATCAGCGCACCTCACCGGATTGCAACGTGACCTTCAGCGCACCCACTTTCACCGTCCGTGCCGGCTCAAATCCCTTTCGCCAGGCCTCTGGCAGGGCACCGTATTTGCGCTCCGTAATAGACAGCTTGGTTTCAATGAACTCGGCAGGATCTTCGCCCGTCGCTGCCAAATTCTGCGCCATCAGCGCCAGTTTTTCTTGATCCCACTCAACGCGCTTGGGCAGGTCGGCGATGACCGTGTAGTCGCCATCATCTAAGCGCACAGTGCCAGTGTCTTTGCCTAAAGCCTCACGCGCCTCTGCGGCTCGGGTAGCGTATCGCACCTCTAGGCCCGAGCCAAAGCGCGCAATTGCAGCACGAAGCTGGCTCTGCGCATGGGTCAATTCCGCTTGCAAGCTGGCCAGCAACTCGACCGGCATCATGGCCAGTTCGCCTGCCGGCAAGTTCAACATATCATCCACACTTGGGATGTTCTTAGGGTAGGTCATGGTCGTCCTTTCAGGGAAAAATCGATAGTGCGGCCTCATTGGCTCGCCTTTGGTGATGGGTAGGTTTGGAGGTCTCTGGAGGCCGGATGATGGCGCGGTACTCAAAGTGGTCCGGGCCCAAGCGGGACTGCACGAGATGAACGAGGTTCTTCTCTGACGCGCGCCAGGCCGCCTCCGCAATCAAACGCAATCGGCTTTGATCTCTCGGAAGCAGCTTTGACACCGGTGGTGAGGTATCGACCGCCAAGAAGCCCTGGTGATAGCTGAGCACTGATCCCGGCTTGGCCATCGACAGCCACGCCAAAAACCCAAGATCGTCCTCGACCTGCGGGACCATCATGCGACCCGCGTCTCAGGATCTGCTTCGCTCGAACGCAAACAGGCCTGCTCAAAGGCCACGATATCCTCCAAGCGGTAGATCACCCGGCCGCCGAGTTTCATGAAGGATGGGCCCTCACCCGTCCAACGCCAGCGCTCTAAAGTTCGGTGAGAAATCGCCCAGCGTCGGGCCAGCTCTTTTTGTGTAAAACAGGTCTTTCCTTGCATCGTTTAAATCCTCTCGTGATGACCAGGAGAGGATGCGAAACTTTGCGGAGGGATGTCGTCGGGAGCGCAGGGGGATCCGGAGTGGGATGCGCGTCAGCGAGGTTTAAAGGGCTTTCATGCAAAGAGGGGGAGGCGCATCCCGCAGCCATCCCCCTCTCATCCCCCTGCGGATCCCGCAGCCCTCAGTCAGCGCACCTCATCAGCCCGCGCGCAGGCGATAATTCCCGCGACCATCCGACTGAATCAGGTCCCGCCAGCCCGGCTTGGATTTGAACACATCCAGCATCTTTAGACTGCGCGACCCCGCTTGAGACAGGATCAGCTTACCGTTTTGCCAGGGCTGACCCACCTCTGTCGCGTGATGCAAGACCCGCACCACCTCCGCCTGGATCGGACCAAACTGAAAGTACTGACCGCAAAAGCGGATTTCTCGATAACCATTGGCCGAAATGAAGGTCCGTTCGGGCTCCTTGGGCTCCCCTGAATGAAACCCTTTGCGCACCTCAAAATGATCTCTGACCGATCGGCGCATCAGCAAATCCCCAATGACCGCGTAATGCCCCTCATGGGTATCCGGGAGGGCCGCATACCCGTTCGCCCCCAGTCTAAACTCCTGCAAATAGGCCTCGCCCGACCGAAAGAGATGAAACACATCATCCGC